AGTTCATCGAGCGGTCCGCCGGCAGGATCGCTCAGACTGTAACGACGACGTACCCAACTGCGACGGTCAAGCACTTGGAATCCATGATTCGCACCGGCATCAACCCGGTGCAGGCCGCAAAGCAGATCGCTCAAACGAACGCCACCGAGGAGTGGATGGCACGCCGGCTCGCACGCACCGAGGCCCGCTTTGCTTCGACGTACGCTCAGGAGCAAGGCATGATTCAGAGCGGCGTGGTCGAGGCGAAGGAGTTCCGGCTGTCGGCCAACCCGTGCGACATCTGCGCCGCCGTCGATTCGCACTTCGACCGCGTGAACCCGGAGAAACGATTTGAGCTGGGCAAGCCGATGTTTGAGAACGGCTTCAACGTGGACCTCCCGCCTGCGGCGGACGGTCGTCCGCGGACCTACGTCATGGACTACTTCGACGCCGGGCAGCCCGGCCCGCCGATCCATCCCAACTGCCGCTGCACCATGCGGGCAGTCATCATCGGAAGCTGACATGCAACGGATGTACGAAACCAAAGGCAAGCGGCCGTACCGCGTGAAGGTCCGCGGCAACTGGCGGACGTTCCACGGCATCAGCAGCGAGGCTCACCTGATCGAGGAACTCACCAAGCGATACGGCCCTGGCACGCTCGCCGGCGACCAGTGGCTCGCTCCGATTGACCAGCCGTGGGAATCTGTCACGCTGTCCGAGTTCATGCCGGAGCCCGTGGACCTTGAGGACGACGTGGACAATGGAGCCTGACATGGACCGCAAGTTCTGCGACGTGACGCTCAAGGCCGAAGCAGGCCTGCCGGCGAGGACCGCACTGGCACGCATCAGCACCACCAGCGTGGACCGTGACGGCGACGTGCTGCTGCCCAGCGGCCTGCAAGCCGAGGAGTACCGCCGCAACCCGGTCGTGCTGATGCAGCATGACCCGGACCGCGTGCTCGGCCGGGCGTCCAACCTGCGGACGACCAGCAACGCCGTGCTCGCCCAAGTGCAGTTCGCAGAGCGGCCCGACAGCCTGCCGACCAACCTTGAGTGGCCGCCGGATACCGTGCTCAGCCTGCTCCAGCAGGGCGTGCTCAACGGGTTCAGCGTCGGATTCAGCATCCCGCCCGGCGGCCGGCGTGACGCGACGGCAAAAGACGTCGAGCGGTTCGGTGACAACGTGCGGTCAGTCGTGACCCGCTGGAACCTGCTGGAGTTCAGCGTCGTCAGCATCCCGGCAAACCAAGACGCGCTGCTCGTCGCCGTCAGCAAGGGACTCGTGCCCGACGGCGAGACCGTGCGGACGCTTGGACTCAGCAGGGATCACCTGTCCGGCCCGACTTCAGCGAGTCGCATCGACGGCCCGCTGCCCATGCGGCTGGAGATGCCCAAGCCATTCCGGATATTCTGATCTCAACAGCGATGCTGCGCACGCGGCAAAGCGAAACGGTGCGGGTGGTCAGACGGCTGACCCGGCTGGATCGTGGGACTGGCAGCGACGGCGGCTCCACCATCTAGGACCAACACCATGAAGTGGAACGATCTGGTGGCCGGCTTTCAGGCTGCCGGCTACGAAGGCCGTGAGGATGACCTCGACGGCGTGAAGTCGTGGCTGCGAGCCGAGGGCCGCAGCGACCGTACCGTTCTCGCGGGTGACCGCGAGCTAAACCTCGACGAGCTGCACGCGACCCGCGACGGCAAGCCGTTCGACGCTTCGGCCGTGGCCAAGCAGGCCGAACTGCAGGCTCAGGTGGACGAGCGCGTCCGCCGGGCTCTGGACGAGCTCCAGCCGAAGCAGACCGAAACCAAGGCTCGCCGGCCCGACATCAGCGGCGGAAAGGTCTGCCTCGTGGATGACCCGAAGGGCGGCTACCGCGCGCCCGGCGAGTTCTTCCTCGACGTCGTGCGTGCCGGTCTCAAGGGGCACGATCACGCTCCGTCCGACCGGCTCGTCAGCTGGCAGAAGGCGACCCTCAGCACCTACGGCTCCGAGGCCGTCGGTGCGGACGGCGGCTTCGCCGTGCCGACCGAGTTCCGCGAGACCATCACGCGGCTCGTCAACGCCGAGGACAGCCTGTTCGGCCGTGCCGACCAGCTGCCCATCGAGACCGCCAGCATCGCCATCCCGGACGACGAGACCTCGCCCTGGGGCTCGTCCGGCCCGCAGGCCTACTGGGAAGGCGAGGCCGATGCCTACGCTCAGTCGAAGCCGTCGCTCAAGCTCAAGGAGTACCGTCTCCGCAAGCTGACCGCGCTGGTTCCGGTGACCGAGGAGCTGCTTGAGGACGCGACCGCGATGGGCGCGTACATCAACCAGGTGGCACCCGAGCGGATTCGCTGGGCGGCCGACGAGGCCATGATCCGCGGCACTGGTGCCGGTCAGCCTCTCGGCTTTATGAACAGCGGATCGTTCATCGAGGTGGCGAAGGTCTCCGGTCAGAACGGCGACACTCTGTCCGGCGTCAACATCATCGACATGTACAGCCGGATGTACGGCCCGTACCGTCAGGGTGCGATCTGGATCTACCATCAGGACGTCGAGCCCTTCCTGTTCCGGCTCTCGACCGAAGGTATCTCCGGCGATGGTTCCGCGGCGACCGGCTTCGGCTTCCCGCTGTTCAACCCTCCCGGCTCGTCGCAGAACGTCGGCCCGTACCCGACCATCCTCGGTCGGCCCGCCATCGCCACGCAGCACGCTGCGACCCTCGGCGATCTGGGCGACATCATGTTCATTTCGCCGCAGCAGTACCGGTTCGTGATGAAGGCCGGCGGCATTCAGGCTGCGACGTCGATGCACCTCTGGTTCGACCAGGACACCACGGCGTTCAAGTTCCGAATGCGTGCCGACGGTGCGCCGAAGCTCTCGGCTCCCATCGACCCGCGGTCGGGTTCCAACACCATGTCCGCGTTCGTCGGCCTCGCCGCCCGCGCCTGATAAGGAGGCAGAAATGCTTACTCACGTTCACGCGGCCGACAACGCCGCAGTCCTCGCCTGCATCGACCCGGACGTCTACACTGCGAGCACCGTGGTTTCGGATTACGTCGATGCGGCCGACTTCCACCAGATCCTCGCCATCGTCATGGCGGGCACTCTCGGTTCGTCCGCGACCCTCGATGCCAAGCTCGTGCAGGCGACCAGTGCCGCTGGTGCCGGCGTCAAGGACATCACCGGCGCGGCCATCACCCAGCTGACCCAAGCTGGGACTGACTCGGACAAGCAGGCTCTCATCAGCCTCAACGTCGACAATCTGGACGTCGCCAACGGTTTCCGCTACGTGGCCCTGTCGATGACCATCGGCACGGCGACCTCGGATGCCGGCGGCCTCATCATCGGTCTGGCTCCGCGCGTCGGTCCGGCTTCGGACAACGACCTCGCCAGCGTGGACGAAATCGTCCGCGTCTGACCTGAGCCCCGGAAGCGGAAGGGCCGGGCGGCTTCGGCTGCCCGGCCCAACCCGCGGAGCATGAGATGGGACTGACCGCAAACCAGCTGTCCGACTTGGTGACCGCACTCCGGCTCCGTGCCGGCATCGCTGACACCGACCCGCGAGTGCGGCAAGCGGCCATCCTGCTCCGAGACGACGGGACGACGAACACGTCCACCAGCACCGTGCGGGTGCTGGACAACAGCATCGTGCTGAACGGCAACGTCAGCGGCACGGACACCATCACCCTCGGCGCGACGGACACGTTGGCCGATGCGGTTTCGGATATCAACACGGCAGCCGACGGGCGGTCCGCCGAGGTCATCGGCCCGGACCCGGACGAGCTGGCACGCAACCTGTTCGTGACGGCCGCAGCGGACTTGCTGGACGGCGACGTGACGCTGTACGTCAAGTCGCAGCTGCTACTGGAGCAGGTCGTCTCGTCGGCTCTGGCCCGGATGGAGCGGTACTGCCAGACCCGGCTCGTCAACGACGGGACGACCGTCGATGCCGTCGTCTGGCAGAGCGGCTACATGCTCGTCCTGCCGGACAAGCGGATCGAGCGGCTGGAGTTCCTCGCGGTCGATTCCGACGACGGGCTCGACGTGTTCTACGCCGGCAGCGGGCACGCCACGGTCGAGGTGACGGACACCGCCGTCATCCTCCGGACCAGCTTGCCGGGCACGGCGACGGCCGAGACAGTCATCAGCCTGACCGACGCCGGCGACCTGGGCGACGTTGCGACCGCCATCGGTGCCGTCAGCGGCTGGTCAGCCACGGTCCTGAACGAACGGCGGAACACGGACCTCGTGGCCTGCCCGGTGCAGCGGGTGACCGATGGCGGCGTACGGCTGGACATCTGGGCCGTGGCCGACGGCGAGTACCGGCTCGACCGCGAGGCTGGCGTGGTCTACGTAGACGAGCTGGTGCTGGAGTACGGCGGAAGCCGGATCGGCGGGCAGGTCCGGGCACGGTACCAGGCGGGCTACACGGCCCTGCCGGCGGACCTTGAGGACGTGCTGCTCTCGATGGCGAAGGCCGGGCTGGACGCCCAGAGGCGGGACGCAGGGCTCGCCAGCGAGTCGCTGGGCGACTACTCATGGACGGCCGCCGCCGGCAGCGTGCCGGCTGGGGCCATGGACGACGCACTCCGGGCTCAGGCCGAGGTGCTGGACACCTACCGGCGACTGCTGCCATGAGCGTCGGATCGCTCGCCAACACGACGCTCCGCTGGCGACGACCGAGCTACCCGACCGACGGCTCTGCCCGGACGCTTCAGGACATGGGCCAGGTACTGGCACGGGTGCAGCCGCTCGCCGGCAAAGAGGCCCAGCAGTACGGCCGCGAGCTCGAGCTGACGCCGATCATGGTCTACATCGACGGTCAGGTAGACGTTCGGGTCGAGGACGAGTTCCTCGCTCCGGACGGCCTGACGCTGCTGGTGCGGCACGTCCGCGACCCTGACCTGCTGGGCCGCTACACGGCGGTCACCTGCGAGGGCCAGCGATGACGCCGAAGAAGAACACCTACGGCGACCGGGAGGTGTCGGTCACCATCGAGGACTTCAGCCAGCAGTATCTGGTCAAGTTCGACAACGACCTGACGCAGGCCATGCACGCGATCACGCTCGACGCGACGAATGAGATGCTCGACCTGGTGACCAAGTATCAGACCAAAGAGCAGGGACCGTCAGCTCCGGGTCAGCCGCCGCACCAGTTCACCGGACGGCTGGCCGACAGCTTGCCCGAGGCCCGCGACGTTGACTCCAGCCCGCAACGTATTGTCGGCATCGTCGGCTCGACCATTGAGTATGCCGCGGCACTTGAGTTCGGCACGCGGTACATGGCCGCTCGCCCGTACATCCGACCAGCGGTCAAGCAGACCGAAAAGAAGATCACCAACATCCTCCGCAGATTTCTCAAGGACACCAGACCATGAGCCTACTCACTCAGTTCAAGCTTGCCGCCCGTGCGGGCGAGATTGAAACCGCTGCCAACCGCAGCCTCCAGCAGTTCACCAACTCCTTCGACTCGGTGCTGGCCGACTTCCAGCAGTTCGCTACCGACGCTGCGGCTGTTGGCTTCGACGCTGACACGCTGGCCGAGGTCGAGGCGACGAAGGCCGACATCGTGACCAGGGCGACCGCCGCACTTCAGGCCCGGATGGACGTTCTCGGACAGCTCTGATGGCACTTCCGTCCTCCACCTACGACACGGCCACGCTGGTCAATCCAAGCAGCAGCCTGACGGACTTCACGCTCATCGTGGATCTGTCGCGGATGTCGGCTGCGTGGTGGTCGGCGGTCGATACGTCGGACGGCACGAAGGGCCGAGCTGCGAAAGACTCAGGTCCGACCGAGCTTGCGTGCGACTGGATCGACTTCGACAGCGTGAACGAAACGGGACTGCTGCGGGTCAAGTGGAGCGGCACGCTCGCGTCGAGCGGCACGCAGACGCTGCGGATCTATCCGCCGCAGGCAGCCAACGCGAGCGTGGCGGCGAACGCCACCTACGGCAGCGACAACGCCTACGACTCGGACTGGGCGGCGTATTGGCCGCTGCACGACGCCAACGACCGAACGGCTAACAATATCGACCTGACCGCTCAAGGAAGCATCACGGTCGGCGGGGCTACTGGCAAGCTAGGCGCAGCGACTGAGTTTGACGGCAGTAACGACCGACTTGATTACACGTCTGGCAATCCGATTGACGGGCATCCTGCGATGTTTAGCGCGTGGTTCAATCAAGACACGACGAATGGAAGAGGTTTGATTTACACTGACGGCACGGCTTTGAACGGCACGCCATACCGTCGATTGTTGAGCGGAACGTTTCCGCAAGCTCAAGAGTGGAACGGAACCACCAGTGCTTTAGGAAGAACACTTCTCGTCTCGTGCACGACTGGAACGTGGTACATGGCGAGCGGTCAGTTTGTGTCTGCGAGTGAACGATACGGATGGACTAACAAAACCAAAGGTTCAAACACGACAACGGTCGATTCAACTGGATGCGATAGGGTCGCAGTTGGCGGCGCGATTTGGGGCGGGTCGTTCTTCGACGGAATCATGCAGCACGTCCAGATGCACACAGCATCACGCCCTGATGACTGGATCGAATACGAGTACGACCAAGTGAACGACCAAGCCACGTTCTGGGGCACATGGACAAACGTGCCCGTTGCGGCTGGTATCAGCATCCCGGTCGTGATGCACCACCGACGGATGATGGGAGTCTCCTGACATGCAGTACCTCAAGGCCGACACGGCGACCACCATTCGAATCGGGCCGTTTGTGGACGACGCCGACGGCAAGACCGCCGAGACCGCACTGACCATCGCTCAGGCGGATGTCCGGCTGTCCAAGAACGGCGCAGCAGCCGCCCAGAAGAACGACGCGACCAGCGCAACGCACGACGAGAACGGGTACTACCGCGTGCCGCTGGACACGACCGACACCAACACCGAGGGCACGCTGGACGTCTGCGTCAGCGAGGCTGGAGCCCTGCCAGTCATCGCTAAGTTCACCGTGCTGCCGGCAGCGGTCTACGACTCGCTCATCGCTGGCACTGACACGCTGACGGCAGACGTCACCCAAGTCGCGGGCTCCAGCGTTGCCGGCGTCAATGACTTCAAGGCCGATCTGACGAGCCTCAACGATCCGACCGCCGCCGCCGTGGCGACCGCCGTCCGCAGCGAGCTGACGACCGAGCTGGGCCGCATCGACGCCAACATCACGAGCCGGGCTGTCGCCGGCGATGCCATGACGCTGACCAGCGGCGAGCGTGGCGACGTCGCCAACAGCGTTTGGGGCAAGGATCTCAGCCTGTACGCGACGGCTGACCAGGCTGGCACGCTGCTCAAGACCGCCGAGGCCAACACGGACGACCTCAAGACGACGACCGTCGTCAAGGCCGATGTCGTGTCCATCAGCGGCGACTCGGCTGCGGCAAACAACCTCGAAAGCTACTGCGATGGCACGACGCCCATGCCGGTCAACGTGACGCAAGTCAGTGGCGATTCGGTCGCCGCAGACAACCTGGAATCGTACTGCGACGGCACGACGCCGATCCCGGCAAACACGACTCAGGTCGCTGGCTCCAGCGTGTCTGGCGTGGCCGACTTCAAGGCGGACGTTTCCGGCCTACCGACTTCCTCGCAGATCGCGGATGCGGTCTGGGACGAAGCCCAAAGCGGGCACACGACCGCCGGCACGTTCGGCTTGTACCTCGACGCGGCTGTCTCCGGCGTCTCGACCGGTGGCGTTTCAGCGGCGGACATTGCCGATGCCGTTTGGGACGAGGCACTTAGCGGGCACACGTCCGCCGGGTCCGCTGGCAAGGCTCTGGCCGACGCCGAGACGGACGCTGCGGCGGCTGCCAGCGGCGTGGCCGGCCTGAACGACCCGACGGCAGCGGCAATCGCCACGGCTGTCCGGTCGGAGCTGGCGACGGAGCTTGCCCGGATCGACGACGACATCACTAGTCGAGCGGCTGCCGGCGATGCCATGACCCTCACGACCGGCGAGAGGGACTCCGTGGCGGCTGCCTTGCTCGATTTGGCCAACGGCGTCGAGACCGGCATCACGACCCGGCAGGCCTTGCGCGCGACCCTCGCGGCCCTGGCCGGCAAGGTCAGCGGCATGAACGCGAACGCCCCAGTGTTCCGGGCCGCCGATGACAGCAAGGACCGCATTACCGCGACGACGGACGCCGACGGCAACCGGTCCGCCGTCAGCCTCAACCTCACCTGATGTACGGCAGCAACTACTACGGCAGCACCTACTTCGGCTCGACCTACTTCGGTCAAGGTGTCACCGTTGTCGCTGCCGGGAGGTACAACTTGGCCGACCTCTACACGGCCCTGCGAGCCAAGATCCTGACCGGGCAGGCCGCGACCATCTACGGCTCGCGGGTCTACTGGCAGATGGCTCCGGCCCGGATCCAGACGCCCTACATCACGGTCAGCCTCGCGAGCCTGACGGCCCTGCGGACGTTCGACCAGGAGGGCTACGACATGATCGCCCAGCTCTCGCTCTGGCACTCGCTGGCGACCGGCCCGGACGGCGCGTGGGCAGGGGCGCAAGCCGTTCGAGACAATGTCGGAAAGACCGTACTCACGGTGACCGGGCAAAACAACCTGACCTGTCATTTCCGGTCCGAGCGTGGACCGGACCGCGACAATGACCTCTGGCGGTCGGATATCGACCTGACCATCCGCAGCATGGAGACCTGACCGTGGCTATCGTCTCTGGAACCAACGGAAGCGTGACCAACAGCAGCGGGTACTCCGCTGGCATCACGGCGTGGACCGCCGATATCACCATCGCCGAGCTGGACATCACCAGCTGGGATGACGAGAACGCTGGCGTCATCTGGCGCGAGTTCATCGCCGGCGTCCGCGAGTGGACGGGCACGATTACGGCTCGCTGGGATGCTGCGTCGAACATCACTGCCGGCATCGGCACTGAGCTTTCCGTCTCGCTTCTGGTCGATGGCACGAAGGGCATCACCGGGCAGATCATCGTGACCGGCATCTCGGCATCGGTCGAGATGGAATCGGTTGCGTCCGTCTCCTTCACATTCCGCGGAGCCGGTGCTCCGACCGTGGTGACCAGCTGATGAGCTTCGAAGCACATGTAGGAGGCCCGGTCACGTTCAAGCTGCTCGACGGCGAGATGAGGCACTTCCAGCGGATGACGCCGAAGATGCTTATCGAGCTGGGCAGCTACAACCGTGCGATGACCGGAGGCGGAAAGGGCTGGCTGTCAATCGACCAGTGCATGGACCTCGTCACGACCATCGAGGGCATGCGATGGCTGGCGTGGCGATGCGTCGTGGCGGCTCATTCCGAGTTCGCCGGCGATGCTGGCCGGGAGCGGTTCTATCCGCTCGTCGAGGACTTCGCTCTGTTGTCCAACCTGGTCGGCCAGATCACGGCCATGCCCGAGTCGGACCCTCAGCAAGCCAGGGAGGCGAGCGGATGACCGTCGAGCAGTGCATGGGACTGGTGGCTGCGGTCTACCGGACGCCGCTGCCCATGCTGGCCGACATGCCGCTTTGCTCGATCCTCTCCTGGCTGCTGGACATCCAGACCATCCTGCCCATGATCGAGCCGATGGCGAGCAAGCCCAAGGAAGAGAAGATCACGACCGGCGCGGAGCTGATGCAGCTCGCTCAGATCGCCGGCCTGCCGATCATCAGGAGCTGACCGATGGCCGAGGTCATGACCGTCACTGCGAAGTTCGTGCTGCAAACGCAGCAGTTCCGCGCCGGTCTGAACCAGGCTACCGCAGCGGCTCGCAACTCCGCTCGCCGGATCGGCGACAGATTCAGCGATGCTGCCAAGCGAGTGCAGCTGAGCTTCGCGTCGATGGCGAGAACGATTCGGTCGAAGATGACCGCAATCGTGGCATCGGTCACGGCGGCTGCTTTTGCATTCCAGAAGATCGCACAAGACATCGACCGAATGGCAAAGTTTAGCCGGCGGCTTGACGTGCCGGTCGCCGTGCTCCAACAGCTGGAATCTGTCGCCGGAAAGTCAGGCGTGTCGGTGTCCGAGCTGCAAACGGCTCTGGAGTTCTTTCAGAAGTCAACTGCTGAAGCTGCTCAAGGCACGGGTCCGCTGGCTGACCGATTGCGTCAACTCGGCATCGACGCGACGGACTTTGCTGAATTGCCGCTCATCGACCGCATCGAGCTGATCGCTGATCGCATGGCTGGCATGAGTACCGAAGTGCAGAAGACCGGGCTGGCGGTCGATGCGTTTGGTCGATCAGGTCAGAAGATGATCATCATGTTGGATGGTGGATCGCAGGCCATCCGAGAACTGAGGCAGGACTTCGAAGATGTCGGATATGAGATATCCGACGAAGGTGCTGCAAGAGTCGAGGCGATGAACGACGCTTTCCAACGGCTTGCTGAATCTGCAAAGTCGACCGGGCAAGCATTGACCGTCGCGCTTGCAAAACCGCTCAAGGATATTGCCGATTTCCTGACTGAGGTTTCAACTGAGCTTCGTAACGGCAGTGCATTTGGACAGATCGGAATCATTGTCAACGCTGTCCGAGGATTCAGAGAACGCCGACAACTCGAGCGAGAGAGAGCGGCTGGTGCAAGTGCTGCCGCTTTGAACCCGACCATCCCGGCCCCGACCAACCCGATTGAGGCAACGCAATCTACCGTCGGTCAGATCTCCACGTTCTTCGGCACGTTCAAGACCGGCGAGCGTGACCAGCTGCGGCTGCTCGACCAGATCCGCAAGGCGACCCAGGACACGGTGTCCGCAATCCGCAACCAGCGAGGCGAGCTGACATGAGCTACGGCGTGTTCCCATCAGGCGAGACTGCCGGCGGGCAGAGCGGGCTCACCGTCGTGGAGACGTACACGTCGCCGGCAATCCGGCAGGACGACGACCGCATTCGCCGCGTGCGGGAGTTCATCGTCTACGGCGAGATGGGCACGCTCGATCAGGCTCTGGCCGCGGTCAACATACAGTACGGCGACCCGCACCCGGACGACCCGGCAGCCGTCGCCGTAGACGTCGATGCCCGGATCATTCCTGAGACTGGCAAGTACGCCGCGAGGCTGGTCTACACCTACTCGGCAGAGCGAGAGCTGTTGGCCGAGTTCAGCATCGACGCCGATCTGGAGTTCGTCGATACCTGGCGTGTTCCTGTCGTCGAGGACGACGGCAGCGGCTTCCCGCTGCTGTTCCCGGCTGACGGCATCCCGCCGCTGGAGCGGACCGACATCGGAGGTTGCCCGGTTGACATCGGAGGACAGCCGATCAGCAGGCCGCTGCGGATCGGACGCTACCAAACTTCTCAAAACTACACGCGCGAAAACTACGACTTTAGCGTGTTGTTCAACGCCGTTGGCTGCCGCAACGACGCCGAGTTTCTCGGCTTCCCGCGTGGCTCGCTGCTGTACGGTCGTCCGCGGTCAACAAACCTGGCATTCAACACCATCCGCGTGACGCATGAGTTCGTGGTCGATCCGCTCCAACTGCACATGCGGCAGCAAGCCAGAGCAGACGAGGAAGGCATCCAGCTGACCAACGAACACCCGTGCACCGGCGTCGGGGCTGGGACGTATGCGTCGTTCGTCTACTGGGTGCAGCCGTACCCGCGGCTCATCGACTTCGACGTGCTTGGCATCACGCCATGAGAGGCAACTACCCGACCATCACCAAGGGCATGGGCAGGCTCACGCCGGAGCTATGGGACCGGCTCATGGAGTCGCTCCAGTTCTACGAGCAGAAGGCGTGGCAGCTGGAGATCAAGAAACCGGAGGCTCGGCAGTATCCGCTCCGACCGCCGTCGCCCGTCGTGCTGCTGGCCATCACGGACGCTCTCGAGGTCGCCGCCGGCTGGCGATGGACGTACGGGTGGACCGAGCAGGTGCTCGAGGCGGGTGCGTTCGTGGCGAAGGAGGAAGGCCGCACGGACCTCGTGGAGGGCTACGGGCGGGCCGTCAATCCGGAGGAGCAGCTGAATATCGAGGGCGTCCAGAGCGGCTACGGCGTGCCGGCGAGCACCGGGCTGGCAACGGCGACACCGCAGCCGCTGCCGACCGGGTCCATCGTGCCGGCGGTCCTGATTCGGGACGTGACTGACGAGGTGCTGCGTCCGGTGCTGATGCCGGCGACGAACGCCCTGGTCATCGCGTGCAACCAGCCATGAGCCAGCAGCTGCTATCTGGGTGCTGCTGCGGGCCGATTCAACCATCTGAATGCCCAGACGACTGCCCTGAGTGCAACGACGCGTATGCGTTCAGCATCAACATGAGTGGATTTTGGAGTTTCGCGGGCGAGGATTTCGTGACAACGCTTAACGGTTCCGGGGTGCTTCAAAAAGAGAATTTTTGCAGGTGGGTAGTTTTGCAACCCAGTTCATTCACGCAAACTACCTCGCTTGCGAATGGCGCGCCCGGAGGTTTCTATTCAGGAACGTTCGACGTGTCTGTCAATTTTTTTCCGACAGAGCGTTTCTATTCATGCCTTGTTTCGGGTGGCATCGCACGCAGTCAGGTGAGAATCACGACTCGAGGAACAGGCCATAGAATTCTATTCGTAGGCAGCTACTCGTATTCTGCATGTCCATATGCGGTATTTCCGAATCCGCAGACCATCAATCAATCACTGATAAATCTCGGCTCCAATCAAGCGCAATACAATGTAACATCGCTTGAAATTTTCACATCATGAATGGTTGTCGCTGGTATCGTCGCGGCGAGTGCCGCTTGCACCGCTACGGGCGTCGTCCGAGCGCGGGCGTCTGCCGGATCTGCGAGCTGCACCGGACCAACCGCATCCTGGGACTCGGTGACGTGCTCCGGCTCATCATCACGCCGGTCGTTGATCGCCTGCCGGTCTTGCGCCGCGTGACCAGAAAGTGCGGCTGCCAGCAGCGGCAGGAGCGGCTCAACCGGTTTGTCCCGCTAGGATTCCGCCATGATTGACTGCGAGTGTGCCGAGTACCTGAACGCCGATCACCCTGGCAACGCGAGCACGACCCGCGTGTTTCCGCGTGGGACTAAGACCATCGCCGTCGGCATCACGAACGTGGACAATGCCGTCGTCCGGATCGAGCTGGCACTGGAGGCAAACCCAGAAGTGCCGACGAGCCTCGCGTGGTTCGACACGGGCAGCTCGATGGACCTGACCGACACGACGACGACGCGGGCCGTGGACGTCACCGGCTACGTCGCCATCCGGCTGGCCGTGCGTACGGCTGCCGCTGAGCTCATTGGCATCTGGTGGGGCGTACCCGTCAACGGAGGCTGAGACATGGCTACGAAGATTTGGCTCGGCGGGGCCAGCACGACCGCCCAAGTGGACACGCTGACCGTCGGCGGGACAATCGAATCGGACGACGTCTTTTCCATCACCATGACCGCTGAGGACGGCAGCACCACCGCCGTCACTGTGGACGGTGGCGATCACGGCGGCAACGCCGCCAGCGTCGTGGATGCCCTGCTGGCCGCGTGCCAGGCATCGACGCATCCGCTGTTCACCGCGGTCACCTGGACCGAGCCGACCAGCACGACGCTGCGCGCGACGGCTAAGGTTGCCGGCGTGCCGTTCTACCTGTCGGTCGGCACGACCGAGGCCGGAGGCGGGTCGGCGGACCTTCAGACCTTCACGCGGGCCGCAACGACGGCCAACAGCGGCCCAAGCGACTTTGCAACCGCGGCCAACTGGAGCGGGGCCAGCGTGCCCGTGGACGGCGACGACATCATCTTTCAGGACTCGGTCTGGCCGGTGCTGTACGGGCTCCGGCAGAACGCCCTGGACCCAGCGTCGGTCCGCCGCGGCGAGTCGATGCGGGCGGACGTGGGCGACAGGGTGAAAGGCTACCAGCTGATCCTCGGCAGCATCACGGACGTGTTCATCCGCGGCGGAGGTGGCGTGTTCCGCCTGAGCGGCGGCAAGACGAACGTCTACATCGAGGGCACGAGCCAGGACAACGACGCCGTCGTGCTTCAGGGCGTCAGCACGAACGTTTACATTTCCGGACCCAGCGTCCGCGGTCAGATCCGGTTCACGGCCAACGCCACCATCACGAATCTGGACATGCACCAGACCGGGCCGACTGCCCGCCTGACCGTGGACAGCGGCAACACGGCTCCGACCCTGCTCCGCATGGGCACGGGCCGAATCGACTGGAGCGGCTCGACCATCACGACGCTGACCCAGACGGGCGGCTACTTCGTGCTCGACGGCTCGGCTGCGGTCACGACGGCCAACGTGCACGCCGGCACGCTGGACGACCGGAGCAGCGGGACCATCGCCACCCTGAACGTGGTCGGCGGTACGTTCACGGTCAAGAACAACTACGCCACCAGCCAGACCATTACGACCATCAATCAGGTTGCCGGCACGACCGACCTGCGAAACGGCTTGAGCAACATCGTAGTGACGAACAACCCGACCGTCCGCGGCGGTCAGCTGCTCGCGGACCTGGGTACGACGGTCGATCCGAAGGTCTGACCGGTTTATCATCGCTCCTTCTTGTGCGGCTCCCGGTTGGCTTCGGCTGGCCGGGAGCCTCTTTTAAAACGACACGACCCGCAGCCGAAGCCGCGGGCCGTGCCATGGAACAGGATGCGTTGTGGTCAGTCTAGCCGCGTGGTCAGGTCATGCGGGCAGACGAGCATGTTCAGCAAGTCTGAGAGCAGGTCGATGGAGACGGGCTTGCCGTCCCAGTACCACGGATCGCTGCTCTCGCGGTACGACGGAGCCCGCAGGACATGAACGCCGAGGAAGTCGAGAACCCGGTTGTACCGGAACATCCGCCGGCGGACTGGCAATCTGACCGGGCCGGGGCAGTCGTTGCACGCACTGTTGATCCATGAGGCGAAGCTGGACACGGTGTTGTTCTGACCCGCGCCTGACTTCTCGGTCGGCCCGGTCTTGAGTTCCACGATCATCATGGTTTCGACCGGGAGCAGGTGACGCTTGCCGTCGACTGTGCGGCTGTGCCGATGGATCACCATGTCGAAGTCGACGACGTTGTAGTCGGTCGATCCGATCATCTGCGAGATGAAGTGCCGCGACCAGTGCGGTTGCATGCAAGCCTGGCACGTTGGCATCCGCAGCCTGCTCATGCTTGCATGTCCTTGATCTGCTGCTCCAAACGCTTTATGCGAGCCTGAGCGGCAGCAAGTTCTTCGGTGGTTTCTTCAAACGATAGCGTGGCTTGATTTGCCAGTCGCTTGTATCGATACATCATGTCCTCTTGCTGTTCGTGTTTGTCCATATTGCTAGGCGGATCAGATGCCCATGGCTGCAACGCGAACCTGTTGTCGTTCAACTGAAAGTAGAATTCTCTGAGCAGCATTGCTTTGTCCATAGAATCGTATTCATCCCATTGCTTTCCATGCAATCGCTGATGGGTTTCTGCCAACTCTCGAAGAAGCTCAGGCAATTGATCGGCGATACTGCGGACCACGATTTTTTTCTTACTCACGCCCCACCTCCAAGATCCGGATCGATCTCGCCGCCCGTGCCGCCCCAGGACGCGAGCACGTCGAGGATGTCGCGGAAGTTTCCGCCGCCAGCGAGGGTCGCCACCAGCCGGTCCATGTCGTCGGCGGGCTCGTCATCGCAGGTGAAGCTCAGGCCGCTGGCGACGTCGATGCATTCGGCCATCTGCTGGAGCTGCATCTCGCTGACGTTGGACGGGTCGAACCAGACCAGCACCTCCTCGGCTCCGACCCGCCAGCAGGACAGCAGGTCGTGCAGGAACGTGCGGATCGTCGGGGCGTGCGAGTTCGGAGCCCACTGGCCGATGCCGCGGATCCAGGGCATCACCGTGCCGAGGTGGACGCCAGAGAGCATCCGGATCGTGCCGGCCTCGGTCCAGAGCACGGGCGAGGTCAAAAGGTCATCATCGGACCCGGCGGACCAGACGCCATACTGGGCCGCGTGGACGCCGGCCTTCGGCCAGACGGACAGCATCTGCTTGAACAACCAGAGGGCGTCTGGATGTCGCCTGTCGCCGCCGTCTGGCAGCCGCCAGTCGTGCGGCGGATGGTCAATCCAGACTGTCCGGACCTGCCGGCAGTGGCGGTTGACGAGCTTGGCGAACGCCGCCATCCAGTCGAGCCCGGTCTGGTCGGTCCGCCCGCGTCCGAACGGGTGCGGCATGATGATGGCTTGGACGTCACCGGGAACGTCCTCGATGGCGTCGTCCGGTCTCTGCCGGATCTGGCTGACCGTCAGCCGGGCCGTCCGGGGCCGGCGGGAATGGGTGAAGTCGTCCGTCGCTGCGGACCACGTGACGATTCGCATGGGTGTCTCCTTGTGTCGAGGGAAAGCCTCGACCCGGCTTGCGCCGGGCCGAGACCTGGGGAGCGGCCTAAGGGCCGCGTGGGAGCTCAGAACGGGATCTCGTCCTCGGTCATGCCCTGGTAGCCGCCGGCGGGCCGGGCCTGCTGCGGGAGCATGCCAAAGAACACCGGCTCGTCTGCCGGCGGCTGATCGGCGGGAGCCTCGTAGGCGTTGGGCCGGAGGAACGGTCGCTCGTAGCCGTCGACCTGCTCCTCAACCAGATCGACCATCACCTGCCGTCCGACGATGTCGGACGAGCGGAGCGTGCCAGCCTCGTAGTGCTGGATGAGCCCAGCCGCCCCGCAGAACTGCCGGATCTTCCAGAGGGCCTTGGGCGAGGCGACGAGGTAGTCGCGGATCGTCAGGCCGCCGCCGGCGGGCCGCAGTTCCAGCCGGATCATTTCATTGCCGGCGGAGCTCGTCGTCTCCTCAGCTGAGGTCACCTCCATGAGATGCCAGCCGGGGCTGAGGGGCTTGGACGGCTCGGACGCTTGAGTCGGGTCGAATCGCATGTCGTGTCTCCTGTTCTTGTGCTGACGGGTCAACCGCGGGACGCCGCGGCACGTTCGTGGGCCTCAAGGACCAGCTGCTCGACGAACTCGGCATCCGGCTGGACGCCGCGCTGGGCAGCCTTCGGCTGGACGACCAGCTGCATGATCTCGCCGGGCCGGCGGTCCGCCCAGCGGCCCGGCTGGAGCTCCTCGAGGACGTCGCGGAGCTGCTCGAGCATCCCGAGGGACGGCGAAGGCAGGGCGGGCCGCTGAGGGGCCGCTGGCGGCTCGTGGATGGCATCTACGGGCTCCGGCGTCTGGACCGGGCCGTCGGCCTGGTGCATCTCCTCGGCCCCGTAGACGCCCGCCAGCTCCGCTGGGAAGGCACGCCGGAGGGCGAGGGCCTCGGCGCACTTCGCCAACATGACGTCGGGCATCTTCCGCCACGTCGGGCTCTGCGGGACGGCGTAGCTCGACCAGCGGGCGACCGCCCAGAGCGGGCCGGCAAAGCCGGTGCGGTAGACGCCGATCCGGGCGGCTGCCGGCGGCTCTGGAGCGAGCCAGACGTCCCGCCAGACGCCGTCAGGGCCGCACCAGTACGGTCCCTCCTGCCCGGCGTAGTCGCCCGTGCGGGTGGCGACGAGCCGCAGCCCGTCGATGCCGGCCTGAATGGTCATCCGGCCCTGCCGCTTTACGGCGTGGATCTGCCGGCTCATCGGGTCGAGCCCGAGCTTCCGGCAGACCGCGCCGAACAGCTCGAGCTCGGCGTCCGTCAGATCCGGTGCGATGGTCCGCCGGACGAGTTCAAGTCGGTCCTCGGTCAGCTGGAGGTCGTTCACCGGCCACCTCCAGACTGGCAGATGCCGCAGCGTTCTCCGACCGCCATGCAGACGGTCCCGAAACAGGCGATGGCGAACAGCCCGATGAGGGCCGCAACGCCGACGATGGCGATGATGCTCATGTGTGGTCTCCCTGGCTGCCCCATGCAGCCGTGCGGACCCTATCGGCGTTCTGCTAAGCCGTCAACAGCCAAAACCTAGAACTCCAGCAGAAAACCGGAATCCGAACGGAATCCAAAAATCTCGCGCGATCCGACATATAGGAGCGCTGCGCTCCAGCGGGTACGCTCCGGCCTGCGGTCAGCGTTCAAGCCGAGCCTCGACCTGGTGGCGGCCCGTCAGGTAGCCAGCCAGCCAGGGCGAGGTCGGCTACGACCGGGAGTGCAGCGGGAGAGCCGGAGCGTAACCGCGCTGTCAAGAGCTGTCAAGCAGCCCCGGTCGAAACGGGCGGGAGCCGCGGCCCGCCGGCTCCTCGCTCCGCTCGGCCCGGCTAAGCCGCTCGCCGTCGTGGGCCGCGCAACAGTCGAGGCCGCGACCGTCCGGCGGCTGGCGGCTGCCCTACGGGCCGCCACCGCCGGACGGCTCGCTCGTCAAAAAATCTTCGGATTTCTGCTCAAGTCCGTTGACGGATCAACCGATAGACCTATAGTGGACATGTCAGCAATGCCGCTGACCAGCACAAGGAGCAACGAGATGATGACCGCTACTCGAAACCAGACCGCTTCGGCGGCCTACAACCAGGCCACCGACAAGATCCACTACCTGCTCGGCTACCTTGACGGCACGCTGGAGACGCACAGGCAGCGCACCGAGGCTCACAACAAGAACTGGAGCGAGGTTGCCGACCTCAACCGGGCTCTCGACCAGCTCATCGAGATGGTCGGCGACCTGAGCGGGCGCGGACGCAAGAGCATCGAGAACAGCCTCAAGAGCTGCCCCTGACCCACTAACCCAGGCCGGCGGCAATCGGGCCGCCGGCAGCACAAGGAGACTGACATGACGACCGATACCACTAACGACGGCCTTTACTGCCTTTGGACTGAGAACGGCATCTACGCCGCTCGGATCGCCGATGGCACGATCATCGGCGACAGCACGGTGGCCGACATTGCCGCGGCTCGTCGGTGGGCACGCGAGCATCTGGCCGGCTGCGAGACGATGGACGAGATGCCGACCGTGGCCAGGCCGCTGGCCGACGCCATTTGCGAAGAACTCGGCCTGCACGCCGAACTCGTCGCCGTCTGCAAGATCGACTGAAGCACAAGGAGACTGACATGCACGTTGTTCTTGACGCCGCAGACGCGGCACAATGGGCCGCCCGGCTGGCAAAAAACGCACGCCGATGGGCGTGCGACCCGGCCATCCATGACGCTGCCGCCTGTGCCGCTTCTGCCGCGGCGGCAGCGGCTGATGCCGCCCGGCTGGCGGCAGACGCCGGAGCCATCCATGCGGCCGCACGCGCCGCCAGTGCGGCCCTGCAGGCCCACGCCGCGGCGTGGGATGCGTTCGACGCCGCAGTGGCGGGAGGCGGAGGTCAAGTGCCGGGCCGGATGCCGGCGGGAGGTTCACGTTGAACCTCAACCAGGCACGCGTGGCGACCATCGCCATCGAGCTGGCCGACGCCATGTCGCGGCTCGCCGACGTCGAGTCGGCACGCTGCGACCATACGCCGGCCCGGCAGGCGTGGATCCATTGCCGGTTCGCCGAATGGCGAGACGCCCGGCAGATCGCCAGCCAGCGGGTCGCCGCCCTGATGCCCGGCAGCAGGGACTCCCGCCGCTGGAAGCTCCTCGGCCAGCTCATCGACCTGGCCGACCGCGGGTCGTCAGCCGTCGCCGGCGGGGCCATTCTGGAGCGGGAGGCTCGCCAGCTCGTCATCGAGATCAGGGCTCGCATCACCGAGATGCTCACGCCGTTCCCGGACGAGCGGGTCTGCCATGACGAGTTCCGCGGCCCGGACGGGCGGCTGGGCCACCATTCGTTCCACGACTGGTCGCCGTCAGACCCGCCCGGATTCGGCTACCATTGATGCGTCAAGGAGGATCCATGCCATACAAAAGCCCGTCCTACCAGCAGCCCGAGTACGTCTCGCTCGTGGCCGCGGAAATCGCCATCCGCATCCGCGAGCTTGGCATGACGCCCAACCAAGTCGCGGACTGCTGCGGCATCGACCGGAACGCCGCCATGCGGGCCGTTCGCGGACATCATTTGTCCGCCAGAAACATGGACGCCGTCCTCCGCGGGCTCGGCCTGACTGTCTCATCCATGGAGGCACGATGCCCGAGCTGACCGTCGAATCCATGCTGGCCAGCCTCGCCAGCACCTACCCGGACTGCCCGCAGATCGCCGAGCAGGAGCTTCGCCAACAACTCGCCGAGCAGCTCGACCGCTACACGCCGCAGGCCGTCGCCGACGCCATCGAGGCCATCGCCTGCTGGCGGCAGACCCAGGGACGCTCGCTCACCCGGCTGCCGGCCATCGACCGGCTCCAGACCGCGTGCCAGGTCGCCCAGTGCCTGAGCCAGACCCGGTTTGAGCGGGCCATGCGGCACGCCCGGCTCGCCAGCCCCGAGCAGGTCGCCGGCAAGCTCCCGCCGACCGCCGGCGACCGCCTGTCCGCCCGCATGGACGAATGGGCCGCCAGCAACTACGAGCCCGCCGGCCCGTGGCTGGAGGCCGTCGCCACCATGCCGCTGGAGGATCAAGACCGCCTGCTCCGGCAGGTCAATGTCTGCCTGATGTCCATCCTCGGCCCGACCTTTGAGCTCGACCGCGAGCACTGGACCGACCTGCATGCCGTCATGCTGTCGATCCTCGCCGACATCGGGCTCGCCCGCGTGCCCATCGGCGAAGTCCGCGAGCAAGCCAGCCCGATGCCCGTCGGCGGCTGGCCATGGAGCAAGTCATGATCGACTCCGAATACGAGGCCCGCGACTACCTCATCGACCTGCGGACCGCCGAATCCGTCCTCGGCGTGTCCATCGCCACCATGCGCGAATGGGCGACCGCCGGCACGATGCACGTCGAGGCCGGCGACCATGTCCGCATGACCGAGATCGAGCGGCTCTGTGACACCGCCCAGATCCGCACGCCGCGGCATCTCGCCCGAGCCTACGGCGTGCTCCCGCGATGGCAGACCGTATATACAACCGGCGACATCGCCACCATCATCCGGTGCAGCCGCGACGTCGTGACCCGGCTCATCGACCAGGGCCATATCCGAGGCTACCGGCTGCAATCCGGGCTACGCCGCGTGACCCGCCGCGAGCTGGCCGAGTACCTCGCCCGGCATCCCGGCCCGCTGGCTTCCGAGATGGGCATGTACCAAGCGACCAAGTCCGGCAGCAAGCCGCGACCGCGGAAGGACGCCCAGCGGGCCGCCGAGTCATGAACGCCGCCGGCAGACGCGCCAAGGGCCAGCAGGGCCAGCGGGAGGCCGCCGCCGCGTGGACCGCCGCGACCGGGCTACCAGCCCGCAACGGCGGGCAAGCCGGCATGACCGGCGGAATGGACGTCGAGCAGCCCGCCGCCGTCCGCATCGAGGTCAAACGCACAGAGCGGCTCCGGCTCTGGGAGGCCGTGGATCAAGCCTCGCGGGACGCGGAAGGCGTACCCTGGCTCGTCCTGCACCGCGCAAACCGACGCCCGTGGCTCGCTATCCTGCCGCTGGATGACCTGCTGCGCGTAGCAGACGCCATCCGAGACGCTCAGGCCCGCCACGGAGACGATCATGCTTGCGACCGCTGACCCGACCTCGCTCATCTCAATGCTCAGTCAAGCACCGCCCATGGTCGTGCTCGTCGTCATCGTCGTGATGTTCTTGCGGCACATTCAGGCGTCCGCCGTGTCAGCAGCCAAACGGGACGATCACTTCATCGGGGCCATGCAGCAGATCACACGCGACGTCGAAACTATGACCCAGCGTTCCGACGGCATCGGGAATCGCATGATCGAGGTCATGGGCGAGGCGACCGAAGCACTTCGGCGGATCGACGCCGACCTCAACGCCATCAAGAGCTCACGATGAAACCCAAGTACCTGCTGCCCGTGCTCATCCTCGCAGCCATGACCGGCTGCCAGACCTCGCCGTCGGACCGCTGGGCCATCGCCCGCGAGACCCTCACGACCGCGCAGGACGCCGCCATGATCCTGCACGACGCCCGAGCCATCGACGACGAGACGCTCGTCTACCGCATCGCACCCGCCGCCCAGACCGCCCGAGTCGCCTTGGATCGGGCATACGTCCTGCTTCCAGACGAGCCCGGCGTCGAGGACTATCTGGACATGGCCGAGGCCGCCGTCCGACGGCTCGTCGCCATCCGCACTCAGTACGTGGAGGACGCACCATGACGCCAGAGAAGATTTTGCTGTTGGTCGAGATCACCGGGCGGCTCGCCCAGTACGTCGAGTCGCTCGCCCGGTCGTCCGACGGCCTGACCGCCGAGGACATCGCCGCCGCCAAGGCCCGAGGAGACGCCAGCGACCAAGCGTTCGACCGGGCCGTTGAGGAGGCGATGCAGCGGCTGCGTGGCGATGCTTGACAGCCGTGCTAACCTTTCAACGGCTGAGGGAGGGGAGCCGGTATGCCCGATGACCAGCTTGACATGCACGACGGACGCGACCGCAAGACCCTCAAGCGGGGCATCGCTGCCGGCTGGAACATCAACGCCGAGCAGCTGCACGGCTACACCAAGGCTCTCGACGCCGCGCTGGACATCGCCCGCAACGCTGGCGACCAGCGAGCCATCGTCTCGTGCGTCAAGACCATGGCGACCATCGTCGGTCAGGTGCAGGCGGACGAGCACCTCGATGCCCGGCTCGCCGCCGGCAAGCTGACCGACAATGAGGTCACCATCCGCATCGTCAGGGAGTAGGACATGAAGCTCACCAAGGCCGACCGATTCCGCGAGCCCATCGACCCGCAGCTGGAGCGGAACATCCGCGAGCGGGCCATCCTCGACGCCTGCGATGCCGTCGAGGATCTGCTGCTGGCGAAAGCCCAGGTCGATGACGACGCTCTGGACGAGTTTATGGTCGTCGTCCGACGCGAGGCTCTCGCCCGGCTGTGACCGTCATTGACCTCCAGCTGCCCGTCCTGCACGACGGGCAACGCCGCGTGCTGGCCGAGGCCCGGCGGTTCAACGTCCTCCAGTGCGGCAGACGCTGGGGCAAGACGACCCTCGGCGTGGACATCCTGCTCAACGCCGCACTCGACGGCCAGCCGACCGCGTGGTTTGCTCCGACCTACCGCATGCAATCCGAGGTCTGGCGAGCCCTGCGGCGGACCCTCGGCCCGATGCTGGACCTCTGCGACGTCAGCATCGCAGAACGACGCATCGGCCTGCCGACCGGCGGGACCATCGAGCTATGGTCGCTCGACAACCCGGACTCAGGCCGAGGGCGGGCGTACGGCTGCATGGTCATCGACGAGGCCGCATACGTTCGAGACCTGCTCGATACGTGGCAGGCCAGCCTCCGCCCAATGCTGACCGACCTTGAGGGCACGGCCTGGTTCACCTCAACGCCCAGAGGCGCAGACGGGTTCCATCAGCTCTACCTCCGCGGGCAGCACGAGCAGGACGGCTGGGCGTCGTGGCGGATGCCGACCAGCAGCAACCCGCATATCCCGCCGGCGGAGATCGAGGCCGCACGCGAGGAACTGCCCGACCTTGTGTTCCGGCAGGAGTATCTCGGCGAGCCGGCGGACGACATCGCCAACCCGTTCGGGGCCGACGCCATCCGGGCCGTCTGCACGCTTGACAAGCCGATCAACGACCCGCCTGCCGCGTGGGGCGTGGACCTCGCCAAGAGCCATGACTGGACCGTCGCCATCGGGCTGGACGCCAACGGCGTCTGCACGCACCTGCACCGCTGGCGGTCCGACTGGCGGAACACGACCCGCCGGCTTCAGGTCATGCTGCAAGCTCCTGCCCTGGTGGACTCGACGGGCGTCGGCGACCCGATTGTCGAGGAGCTCGCCCGGCAGGCTCCCTACGTCGAGGGCTTCAAGTTCACGGCGACCAGTCGGCAGAGCCTGCTGGAGGGGCTGGCCATGGCCATCCAGACCCGTGCAATCCGCATTCCGCGTGACCTGTTGATGGACGAGCTGATGGCGTTCCGGTTCGACTACAGCCGCGGAGGTGTACGGTACGCCGCGCCGCCCGGCGTCCATGACGATGCCGTCATGGCTCTGGCT